ATCGCTGGAACGTGCGAGAATGTTAGCTTGCGTGTCCACTACGCCTACGATGAACACGGCAGCCCCGCCGCCAGACGAACCGCTGATCGTCGCGGTAGTTCCGCCGCCTAGGCCCGTGCCTAAAGATATGCCTCCTATAGGCATTATGATTTGTACGCGATTACGCTTCCGGAAGTGAGGGTAATCGAAGAATAACGGCCATATATTACCGTGTTGGCGGCGAATTCCGTGGCGTCCGCTATGAAATTCGTTTCATTTTCCATATTGCCGGTCAGGTCTGCGAAGACAGTCGTCGCCGTACATTGGAGCGCGAAGAAATCCCCGGCATGTGCCGCCGTGTCTTTTATGTAAAGCGAGCCTCCTCCGCCGCTAAGATTGTAAACTGTTACTTGTCCCATTTTATACCGTGGTTTGCGTGATTAAAACTGTTGGCCAAATGGCCGGATAGGAATTGATGACGATTCTATTTTGTTGCTGGAGGCGTTCGACCCTGTCGATTTCCTGAAGCAAATATTCCTCTGCCTTTTGCTCCTCTAGATTGCTCTTTTCGTTCTGGGCTTCAGCCCGATAATGGTCTGCGATTGCGGCAGAGAGTAGATGCCTTTCGAGGAATTGCGGAAGGTCCGTTTCCGCCCCGCCATAGTCATTGCTCGGAACTTGCGATCCGACTACGTAGACGGTCGTTTCCGAAGTGTCCGCCGGCAGGACCAGCCAACCGCCCAGCAGGCTGTAGCTTATTTGCCTCGCGGTTCTATCCTCCCAAGGGACTTTGTCCCAGACGGCGTATACGTCGAATAGGTTGTCGTCATCGTCGATCTGGACGGCCTTGTCGGCCTTTAAAGTGGCGGACGAAACTGCGGCGACAGTCTTCGTCAAAACGTTTATCAGCTCGGGCCATTTGGACCTTGTCCATGCTCCGCGAACTCTGTCATTCAGGCTCCTCTTGAGGGCCGTCTCCTCTGTGGCAAGGAGCGTGTCCACTCCGATTGCCGAAGTGTACCTGTCCTTGAAATCGCTGTAAGTTACGACTCGCATCTAATCGAGCTTGCATTCGGGATTGTCGCGGAGAAATTCACGCTTGTAAGTGGCATCCGACATACAGCCCGGATTCTGCTGCTCATGCCGCATGTAAGTCGCCATGTCGTAAACTGCGGCGGGCTTGAAGTCTCCGCCCCCCCGAACGTTCTTGTCGGCGTGAGCGCGAATCTTTCGCATCCGATCCCGATAGCCCGCCTTTTCTTGAGCCTGCTCGCGGTCGATTCGCTTTGCCAATGACTCCGAAACTTCGGAATCGCTTACTCGGCCTCGCTTCGGGCCTTTTCTTACGATTATATTAACACTCATTTACGCCAATTAACTGTTAAAAAAAAAGGGAGCCGGCCTTCCCCAAAGCCGGCCCCCTATTAAACCCATCCCTAAAACTGTAAAACTAAACTATCGATCCGAGTGCGCGAGGATTGGTAACGCAAAGCGTTATCATCGCTTCCACGAAGGCTCTTGGTCCGGCTCCGAGGTCGGGCAAGTCCTGACTGGTAATCCCTTCCAAGAACTTGAGGCTGACTGTGTCGTCGCCGGGCAAGAGATATGCGCGATTCGAGTTTAATACCGATTCGGTAGTGTTTGTTTCTCGAACCCATTCGCCAGTAGTTCCAGTGCCGTTGCCGTTGATTGCGGCCCCCGACGTGTCCGTAGTTTTGAACGTGTCGGTAGTGGCATTTGTTACTAGGCGGATGCCATTGATCGCCGTGTTGATTAGCGAATTAGTAATCGTTATCTGATCGCCATTGGTCAACCCATGCGCGGCGGACGTTATTACGGAAGGCGAAGCGGAGGTCGAAGCAGTTATTGCTTTCGACTCTTCTCTACCTAAGAAGAGGTCCGGTATGACCTTTAAACTGCCGTACGATGAGTTATATTCTGTGATACTGAGGGTCAAACGACCTCCTCCGACTTCTTGATTGAAAGTCGAAGACCCGGCGTCAGCTCTCGAAAAATCCGAAATTTCGTTGACACAATTTGGGCCGGCAAAAAGTCGGTAATCGGTCTTAGTCCCGCTTGCCTCGTAAACCGCTTGGAGCAGTGCGCGAAGGTCGGATTCGGCCATCGTATCCCCCCCGGAAGATTCAGTCAGGTTAAACCGACTGCCGCTGACCGAGCGAACACTGGCCGGAACGTCGGCTGCTACTGCGGCCGGATCGGACCAAACGCCTAGTCCTTGGGACAGGGCTTTTACTGATCCTGAGCCTGTGCGTTGAGACGCGCCCGAGCCGATGATGGCTTCCAGCGAGCGTTTAAGCTCCAGAAGACTCTTAGCCTTGGAGGCTGCCGTGAGACTTTCGCCCGGCGCGACTGAAATCATCTGAGCCTGACGTGAAACGGCGTACGCATTTCTGGCTGTCTGGACCCGGTTGCCTAGGCGAACTCGAGAATTTATTTGGTCAGTGAAGTCGGTGCTGAAGTCGAGATCAGTGCCGTCGAGCGTTCCGCCTAGCTCCGGCGCACTGAGGACATCGGCTAACCACTCGGTCAGGACTGCCTTCGGCGCGGCGGACTGTTTAAGTGTAGAATATAGGGGCGTGGTGGTCGGCTCGACGAATCGGAGCGTGTTGGCGAGCGACTCACGCGCGCCTTGTGTTGCTGTTACATTGTAACTAGTTGCTACGGCCATAATTTTGTTTTCCTATTGAATTTTAAATGATTAAGTAAGTAAGTCTGCGAATTGGTCTGCTGATATGTTTCCCCCTGCAATCGCGTCCTTGACCCTCTTTTTCTGTCTGTCGTCCTTCGGTTGTGGCGGCGGAGCTACTGATTCTTCGAGCGTTGTCGGCGGAGTTTTTGCGGACCGCTTTTTGGCCGGCTTCTTCCCCTTCGACTCGGCTTTCAGTGCCTGTATCCCCGTTACCAGAGTAGCGGCTACGAAATCCCCGTTAGGTAGGCCGTCCAGCATCTGCTTGTACTGCGGGCCATTCCGGACCTGCTGGTAAAGCTCGTAGCTTTCGCCCTCCTGCTCGGCTAAGAAAGTGAAGGTCGAACTCGTGTCCGATGCCCACTGCTGCTTCGCCTGTAGGAATTGCGCCCGCTGCGGAATTTTCTCGGTAAGGTAATCGTCGGCGGCTCCGAATATCTCGCGGATTTCATCTCCGGTATACTCTTTGTCCCCGTCCTCGACGTAATCCTTTCCTAGATGTTGAACTGCCCATTTCTTTGCGGCGATGGCTTCCTGACGAACCTTTTCCAGACTCGCCAGATCGGCTATCTCCTCAAGCGCCGGCGAGCCTTGCGGCGATGCCTGCTCTTGCGGTTGGGATTTCAAGGTGGCGATCTCGGCCTGTAAGGCCTCGACTTTCTCCTCGCTGCCTTTGGCCCGGCTAGTCAACCGACTTACCTGTTTCAAAAGCTTTCCCAAACCCTTGGGCGGTTCGACTTCCGATTCCTCTTCGGCCTCTTCGGCCTCCGAGTCCTCTTCCGCTTCCTCTTCCTCGGACTTTGACTGTGAAAGAACGTCTGCGGCGTCCCCCTCCTCCGCTTCTGCCGTTTCACTGGCCTCGGATTCGGGCGTGTCCGGTTCGGGCGATTCTTCGACTCTCTCGATAAATGAGTTTGCCAAATCCTCGACCGTGGTCGGATTGCCTGCGCTATCGTCTTCTGCTCCCGTGTCTTTACCCGGAGCCTCGGTAGTAATTGTTTCCGTATCCATATCTGCGTTTTTTTGAAGTTCGCCGTCTTACCTGCGGACTAGGTCCGCCGGATTTAATCTTAGCACTTTGGCCGGCTAATTTTTCATCGACTTTACAGGAGGTGGAAGGCGGCCTTGTACGGCTCGTATTTTCCCTTGCTCGTCGGGTTGTGCGGAAACAATTTTACCGCCTTGGCCTTTCCGGGGAGGGCTTTCGGGAATACGTACCACGCCCGAAAGTCAGGCTGGTCGACGTACAGGGCCATGAAGTCGAAAGCGTCCGGGGCATAGCTGGCGATGACCACCTTGTAGCCGCTGTTTTCGCGGTAGCGCGTTCCTTTGATCTGAACTCTTTTCAGGCCGAGCCGGCTATCAGTGATGACGTCGTAGGGCAAATAATCCCCTTCGGGCTGGCTGACCGCGATGCCCCGCTTCAGGCATTCAGTCGTAAACAGGCTCTCGTAGTAGCTGCCCTGCGATTTCGCCGAATCCCGGTAATCAGCCGTCATCGAGGTCCATGTCGCCCGAAAAATCGACCACGTCCTCGTTCATCCACTGGCCGAGGGCGTGTTCCATAATTTCGGCAAGGGTATAGTCGTCGAGGTCCGACTCTTCTAAATATCGATGGAGCAAAGCCCGCACTTCGTGAGCAAACTGCTCATGCGGCGTTAGATTAGTCCTCCTCGGCATGACTGAAGACTCGAATCAGCCGATCTAAGGCCGCGATCTCTCCGGCCAGTCGAGCCAATTTCTGAGGATTGTCGATCTGATCGGGCGACTGAAAATCCAGCATCGCCGTTTCCAGCTCGGTGCGAACGTATCCGACGATGACGTCCCAGTCCTCGCGCGCGCGCATCTGTTTTAAAGCTTCCGTTAAAGTCATGTGAAAAATATTTTAGCGATTTGAGCGAGGATTAGGAAAAGAACGTCGGTAATGGCCTCGCGCTCGAAGAAGAACATTGAAAAAACTACCAGTAAATAAAGCTCTTTCTGGACGTGGCCCATCAACCAGTCGCCGGAACGTTGCCGGGCGGCGCTCCTAGCTGGCCCGTGAGCGCGTTTCTCTGTTGAGTCTGCTGGAACTCTAATTGAGAAGCATAATTTTTAAGTCTGGCCGCAAACTGTTCGTCGGTTTGCATTCTTTCCTGAACGTCCGATGCAGGGATTTCTTCCGTCCCCTGCATGTACTGCTGTAGCATTTGCATTCTTAGCTGAACGTTGGCATTTTCAGGAGCATTTACGACCTGACCGCTGAAGATTTTTGCGATGTCCTCGCTCGTCTCCATAATTTCCTTGTTCGTGGCCTCCTGCGCAGGAGCTATCAATTTCGAGGCAAGGCCCGGATCGATTGCCTCTAGGAAAGTCTGGAGGAAAACGTCGTAGCGAGCTTGCCCGCTTCTATCGAATTGAGAAAGGATCGTGCCGACAGTCTCAAGCTTTTTGACGACTGCCGCTTCATCCGCATTGTTAGCATTCCATGACAGGCGAAAGTCGTAGTCG